ATTGATCTGGTTGAATCTGAGGACACCATGTCAATCCTGAATAGATACATTGAAGAGGCAGAAGTTCCTCTTGATAAATCTTTGATTCAAAAAATTATGAATGAAGTCTATCAGGAAGCATGTGAGCTTGTATAATGTATATCCTAACGATCTATGGAAAAGAAACAGAAGGGGCATATTCTGTAAAAGATGATGAGGGAGATCAAATTTTATATTTGTTTGAAGAAGAGGACGACGCGACAAGATATGCTATGATGCTAGAAGAGGAAGGTAGTCCTGATATGCACATCATAGAAGTAGAAGACGAGATAATGCTTAAGACATGTGAGATGCATGATTATAAGTATGCAGTGATCACAAAGAACGACCTTGTAATTCCTCCAGACGCCAGTCATGATTTTGTTTGAAAAGATTCGTTGGAAAAACTTTTTGTCAACGGGTAATCAATATACTGAATTTGCACTTAACGAAAACTCTACCAATTTGATTATTGGAACGAATGGTGCTGGAAAATCAACAGTGCTTGATGCCCTGACATTTTCTTTGTTTGGAAAACCTTTTCGTAAGATTAACAAACCTCAACTCATTAACTCTGTAAATGAAAAGGATTGTAAGGTAGAAGTAGAATTTACCGTTGGCGATACAAATTGGAAAGTAATTCGTGGAATCAAACCTGCTTTGTTTGAGATTCATAGAAATGGTTGTGTGATGGATCAGTTTGCTGCAGCTTTGGATCAGCAGAAGTGGTTAGAACAAAACGTTCTAAAGATGAACTATAAATCATTTACCCAGATTGTGATTTTGGGTAGTAGCACCTTTGTTCCTTTCATGCAACTGCCTGCAAATAGTAGGAGAGAAGTGATTGAAGATCTGCTTGACATCAAAATCTTTTCTTCTATGAATGGTATCTTGAAAGATAAGATTCGCATGGTGAAAGAAGATATAAAAGTTCTTGACTTGAAGAAAGAATCTTTGACTGATAAAGTTCAAATGCAAGAGAACTTTATTGAAGAGTTAGAAAATCAAGCAGCACAAAATATTGAAAGTAAGAAGAAGAAAGTAACGGAACTTCTTACTGAAACGGATTTGTATATGCGTCAAAATTCTGTGACAGAGGAAAGTATTTTTGGTTATACTAAGGAGCAAGAATATGTTACTGGTGCCACAGAAAAATTACGTAAACTTGGAAATTTAAAAGGGAAGATCTCACAGAAAGTATCTACTATTACTAAAGAACATAAATTCTTTACTGAGAATACAATCTGTCCTACTTGCAATCAAGAGATTGAAGAGACTCTTAGAATAAATAGAATTAACGACGCTCAAACTAAAGCTAAAGAGTTGCAATCCGGTTATAAAGAACTGGAAGGAGCAATTAAAGAGGAAGAAGAGCGAGAGCGTCAATTCACCACTCTATCTAAGGAGATCTCAAAACTCAATAATGATATTTCTCAAAACAATGCTAGGATTTCTGGATGTCAACGACAAATCAGAGATCTGGAATCGGAAGTTCAAAACCTTACCGATCAACTTGCAAATAGAAATACTGAACATGAAAAGTTAGAGACCTTCAAAGATAATTTAAAAACCACATACGACGAGTTATCTTCAAAGAAGGATACGATCAGTTATTACGATTTTTCGTATAGTTTACTCAAAGATGGTGGAGTAAAATCTAAAATCATCAAGAAGTATCTTCCTCTGATTAATCAGCAGGTAAATCGTTATCTTCAGATGATGGACTTCTATATTAACTTCACACTTGATGAGGAGTTTAGCGAAACCGTTCAGTCTCCAATACATGAAGATTTTTCTTATGCTTCTTTCAGCGAGGGAGAGAAGATGAGAATTGACCTAGCACTCTTGTTTACCTGGAGAGAGGTAGCAAGGATGAAAAATTCTGTCAACACAAATCTTCTTATAATGGATGAAGTATTTGATAGTTCTCTTGATGGATTTGGAACAGAAGAGTTTATCAAGATTATTAAATATGTTGTGAAAGATGCAAACATTTTTATTATCTCTCACAAGACTGGTCTAGAAGATAGATTTGATAATGTAATGAGATTTGAAAAAGTTAAAGGATTTAGTAGGATGGTATCATGAAAGTTTTAGTTACAGGTCATAATGGTTTTATTGGTAGTAATGTCTTTCTAGATTGGCAAGAGACTTTAGGATATGTAAATGTAGATGGCATTGATTATCCAGATGACATTGCTAACTTTTCTGGTGGTGATTATGATCTTGTTATTCACCTTGCGGCATATGCTGATATTAGAGAAAGTTTGAAAGAACCAAAACTTTATTATGAAAATAATGTAGTTAAAGCAAAAAAATTATTTGAATGGTGTAGAGAGACTAACACTAGGTTGTTATATGCTTCCTCTAGTGCAGTGGAAGAGGACTACTGGGAGAATCCATACGCCATGTCAAAATGGGTGAATGAAATCATGGCACCACCTAATTCTGTAGGAATGAGGTTTACGACAGTGTATGGTTCCAATAGTCGTCCAAACATGATGTATAGAATGCTGGAAGATAAAACTGCAAAGTATGTTACTAATCATAAACGTGATTGGATTCATGTAAAAGATGTGTGTCGTGCTATTCATTACTTAGCGTCTTCTGATATTACAGGACCTGTTACTATTGGCACTGGTAAATCAGTTTCTGTCAAAGCATTAGCTAAAGCAATGGGTATGGGACATCTTCCTGTTGTTGAAGATACGCCAGGAGAGAGATATGATAATAGAGCAGATATTACACGACTCAAGAGTATTGGATGGTTTCCAACTATAGATATTTTTGATACAGTATGACATCAATTATATAAAGAACTTTAAAGTTTTGTTCCTAAAACGTAAATTTAACAAAAACTTCATGAAGTTAGCATACACTGACTAAATATTACTAGAATTGGAGATAACAGGATGCCCTAAACGTCTTTGTTATTTTATTGCTATTGGAGAGAGTCATGCACAACATTATCTCGCACAATCAACTAGCCGGTTGGAAACAAAGCGTGGACCATTTAGATAGGACTATAACACACGCTAACGAACAATCTGACGCATTAAACGATTATTACAACTGCCTGATTGAATGTGATGAGAGTCAACGTATCTGTAAACGAATTTGCAAAACGATTTTAGAATAGACCGTAGACACAAGGAGAACTGTCACTAAGTGCCCCCCGCTTCGGCGGGGGGTTTAGTATTATAGGGGCATCGACAAAAAAAGCATGACCGTTAAGCACGAAATCAAATCACAACTTGCCAAACTGCTTGCTACAGAAGACTTGATTGTAGAGCACAAGCAATGCGAGACTGCTTGTTTCAACGTGCATACTCGCGTCCTTACACTTCCAATGTGGGAACGAGCAAGTAATATTGTCTACGATCTTCTGGTGGGTCATGAAGTAGGACATGCTTTGTTCACACCAGATGAAGATTGGTTGAAACGTAAAAAAATCCCTCCTCAGTTTGTCAATGTGGTTGAGGATGCTAGGATTGAAAAAATGATGAAGCGTAAGTATGCTGGACTCGCCAAGACTTTCTATCATGGGTACAAGGAATTACACGAAGAAGATTTTTTCTCTTTATCTGATAGCGACATCACTAATTTTAACCTTGCTGATCGTGCAAATCTTTACTTTAAGATCGGTAATTTTCTAGACCTTTCTTTTACAGAGGAAGAGTTGGCAATCATTCGTATGATTGATGGATGTGATGACTTTGAAGATGTCCTTATCGCTGCAGAAGCACTCTATAAGTTCTGCAAAAAAAAGCAGGATGAAGAAGTAAATAAACCTACAAATCAAACTGAAGATCAACAACCAGCATCAGAACTATTTGATGAGGATGCAAAAGAAGAAGTTGATGGTGAATCTGATGATAAGGTAGAAGATTCGCAGGAACCTATTTCTACTGACCAGCAAATTGATATTGATACAAAAGATGAACCAAAGGTTGAGACTGCTGATTCTTTAAGTGGTAACCTTAAAGATCTTATCAATGAGAACTCCAGTGAAACTGTTTATCTAGAAGTTCCGAAAGTTAATCTTGACAATGTAATAGCAAGTAACAATGATGTCCATGATTACATTGACTGGTGGTGGTCTAGGTATGATGAGTTTGAAACTCCCATATTTGCGGGACCAGATCAGGAGTTTATTAAGTTTAAGCGTAATGCTCAAAAAGAAGTTAATTATCTTGTAAAAGAGTTTGAATGTCGTAAGGCAGCAGACTCTTATGCTCGCGCATCAACTGCTCGCACAGGAGTTCTTGATACATCTAATCTTCATACTTACAAGTTTAATGAAGATCTATTTAAGAAAGTTACTGTTCT